CTTATTTCAATCGGGGTAAGTACCCCTCTAATAATTTGAACCGAATACAAAACAGAGACCGCCAGTAAAACTCCGAAAAAATGAGAATATTCATTTAACAAAAACGGTTGTCCTCGGTTATAAGTCTTTCGTATCTGTTTTATATTTTGGGGAACCATAAAAAACTCACAGTACCGTTCACGCTTACCATATATTTGTCGAACCATTACATAGGATATTAAGAACGTCCCGCCAGCAGCGAATGCAATATCGTAAAAGCCAAAAAGCAAACAGACAACAGGAATAAATACCGCCGTTTCCCGGTTAAGTCCGGCAATGAATGTAATTGTTGGTATCATAATCGCACAAACCATTGAATCACCGGCTAAAAGTAAGCAGGTAAACGCCGCCGCAAAAAACCCAACCTCAAAGTAAACGTCGGTATAATCATACATAGCAACCCACACAAAGAAAGCCGACAAAATCCCGGTCGCTATCATCGGATTAACACCGACAACCTCAAAATATTTGAACGCCATCGTCATAGCGAAAACTATCGCCAATAACCTTACGTAAAAATAAGTTTTTATATAGCCATCCCTGTCTTGTCTCTCAATGCCGAGCCATTGACATAACCAAGCAACCAATATTCTGTATTGCATCGGTGCTTTAAGTTTGCCAGCCAATGCCAGGGGTAACGCTCCGAGACCATTAAACATCGAACCCCAACTATGTTTGGTCATCTTGAAATCGGAGTAAGATACAACCCACGATAAAAACAATATGTAAAGCACATCACCCATTTACTTTTTCTTCTTCTTGCTCTTCATAGGCCTCTTTATAATTCCTGTAATCGTTAATAGTAAATACGTGCTCGCCTATGTGTCCTATCTCCAACGAACAGTCAACACATATATCATATCCCGCCTCTTTTGCTTTACGGCAGAAATAAACGTCTTCTCCCATAACGCCCTCCCCGTAGGGCGGCATAGCGAAATACGGTCGTTCAAGTTTTTCAAATACGCTCGTCTTAATTAGTAAAAACGCACAACCAACAGCATCAACATCACTACGAAATCGTCCGTCAACAACCTCGGGTATTGGTCTATAAGTGCCATCTTCCCCAAGCCGCTTCACCACTGGCGAATAGGGTTCTCCCGCCATCGTACATAAACCGCTTATAATATCCCTCTTGAGGGCAAGCAATCGCAATAGCGCGTCGTCGTCAAACACCATATCACTATCAATAAACAACACATGAGTAGTCTTGGTATCAATCGCAAGTTCGGCAATCTTATTACGGGATACGCATATCATAGAACCATATCGCTTTTTAATTGCAAGACGTACTCCCGCTTCATGCGATTTACGCACAAGAGCATCCAGCGAAATCTGCATCCGGGGGTGAAACAACCCCCGGTATGACAGCAAACCTATGAGTACAAGAGGATTGTTAATTTCTTATCCCCCGCGCGCCCTGAATAATCTTCGGCCCTTTTGACCTGGCCGTCTCGACTTCTTTAAGTTTCGCCAATTCTTCGGCAGTCATAGATTTGTCGGGCGATTGAATACAAATAAAACTATTACCAAAACCAGCTTGCGCCTCAATCCATTCAACAATTTTTTCTGGTGTAATAGTTGTCTGTAAGGAATGGCTCACTCTCTTAGCCATGGAATCTTCAATCACGGCCTTACCATTATTGAAAATTATATTAACCGGCGGCATCTTTTTCATCATTAAGATATTGCCCTGTCCGTCACGAACAGCATTGACCGTCGAGGGTAAAACATTCAATTTGAAATCCGCACCATCCAATGCTACAAAAACCCATTTTCTCTCGTTACTCATAGTATCCTCAATTTAGTGAGGGCGGGATTTTGTACCCGCCCCCGTTAGCGTTTAAGCCGCATAAGAAGTCACACCGTAAAGTACACCGTGCTTCTTCGGCGTTTTAAGTTCTAAACAACCGACCGTCTGATATTCCGCCTTTTTAACGGTCGAACCATCAGCCTTGTAAGGCTCAAGCATACGCAGACGAGTATCACCATAATTGCTATAGGTCAACCACTTTACGTCATCCATATCAATCATAAAGTTAGTTGCGCCTTCGGCCCCCTGTTGTTCAAGCATCTTGTGAGTTACAAATACGATAGTACCATGTGAGGAAACCCACTTGGCAATATCAATACCGTAAACCTTGCTCGTCGAAAAAGTCTGTAAATCCGCAATACCCCACGAATCAATCGCTGACCGTAGAATAGGAGCGCAGTAACATACCTTTCGAGCTGAACCGTACCGAAAACAATTCTGAATCCAGGTAAGGAACTCAGCCTTGGTGATTTCAGCCTGTGAAACACGCCGAGAAGAGCCAGTACCACTAAAACCAGTACCACCCGTCAAGTAGTGCCATAGACCTCCACCAGACGAGGGGTTATCGTTAGTAGTAGCATAAATACTACCATCACCCGGCATCGGGTGTCCCCAAAGATTCTGGTATTCAAGTTTGCGCGAGTGAGTAATACCGGCCTTACGCATCTGCAACGCCCAGTCATCCTCACCTCTGGTAGCCGCAGCAGCGGCAATCTCACCTATACCAAACGGAGTACGCTGAACCTGACACCAGTTATCCATCTGGACTTCGGTCGTTGACCGAAGCGACGGCAACGCAAACCCGTCTTCAAAAGCATTACCGATAATGGTAATCACTTCCTCGTCCGTGAATGAACTCGCCAACGCCGTATAAGCACCAGAGGTCGCACCGTAATCACGAACAACCGTCAATGCGTTAGACGAACGCCCCGTTACCAGTAAAGTCTCACGACCGGAAGTACGCATAATAATATCGCCAATCGCGAAACGGTCGCCATTGTCCACCCAGAGAGTCACCCCAGCAGTGACACACGCCGTAGTCGTATCGACCGTATCTATCTCCGGAATCAACTCATCCGTGAACCAACTATGTTTTATGTTCCCCGTAGTACCCCTACCGTACTTCATGGTCATTAGAGTAAACGGGTTTTCATTCGGGTCGAGTAGCGCAATCCCCTCAGCGAAATCGAGTTTTTCACGATTCGTTGACCAATCAGAGCGCCCTCTTACCGCAGTTATATTAACAGCCAATTAAAATCCCCCTTTATATCAGCGACATATAACCGTTATGGCTTACCAAACACATCTTCCGAAGCCTTTGATATGCCGACGGCTCTCATAGCCGCTAATTGTTCTTCTTTGCTCATTTCTGAGGGTTCTTTCCCCATCCAACTGTTAGGGTTGGTTGAAGTAGTACCCGGAACCGGGGCGGCATCCGGTTGTTTCACTAAATTAGCCGCCTTCACCTTGCCAGCCGCTTCCGCCTGTGCCTTGATTACTTTTTCACTGAAATGTTTCATCAGGCCAACCCTTTGAAACTCCTTGATGACAACCTTGGCAATCGCAGAAGGGCCGCCAGGCTTTTCAACATCTAAACCCAAACCCACAGCATAATCGTATGCGGAATCAAATTCTTCTTTAGGAATTTTGTTTTCCTGCATGAACGTAGTAATGACACTATCTGCCGTTTTAAACTCGTTGTGGTAATTAGCTTCACCCTGCACTTGCCGATAGGCATCCGTTGAAGCCTCGGTGACCGTGCGCTTAACGAGTTGTTGAAGCTCGTTCTTGTTCATGTTGGTGATATAATCATCTCCGTCGTCAGAGAGTGAGGTGTCGGTCTTTCCCCGCAGTTCGCGTTTCCACACATCGTACTGAGGGTCAACTTTCTTTAGTCGGTCGAGTGCTTTTTGATAGCGGGTTTGAATAAGTTCCTCGAATGTGCTATCCTCTTTCGGGGGCACAGCGATTTCTTCTTCCGCTACCTGTTCACCGCCTGCGTTATCCGCCTCTTGGACGGGCGCATTTTCCGGCAATACTTCTTGCGACCCTTCTTCCGGCTGTTTCTCTCCCTCACCGAAACCCAACTGCTTTGCGGCTTCGTCCATTACTTCTTGCTCTGAATGAGTTGTCGATTCCTCGGCTCCCTCAAAGACTTCTTTTTCAACGTCTGACATTGTTTCCCCCTTCTTGAAGACCCACCATGCTGGTTATCTTAAATATCAAGGCCAGCCCTGTGAGCTATCTCCATGAGGTGTTTGAGTTTTTCAGATACGAAACTCTCCTGTGTAAGAGTCTCTTCAACACAACCAATAATCCCGCTTTGAATTTCAATCGCCCAGTGTCGCTTCTCAATCTCGGAAGCATTCTTAACCGGGTTTTCACTTAACGAGAGTATCGCTTGTTCATTTCCTTTAATCGTTTCTTCTAACTTACTGCGAATACTACGCCATCCTGGCGTGTCAACGGTTGCTTTCAACCCGTCGATTATTTGCAGTTCATCGAATAACTGTGCAATCTCATGTTTTAGATTGTACTTTGCCATTAGTTCCTATCAATAATTACAACAACGTTTATTTACTTTGCCTTACTTCCACATATCCATAAAATCATTTCTTTGTAAAACGGCGAACCCCGATTAACAAGTGCCGAATCCGCCTCACTAACTTTGATTGAATCCCAGTGAACCAACATCCCACGCATATAATTACCGAGAATTGCATCATCGTGTGTTAAGTTCTGAAATGACCAACCCGCCCCGGTCGCCAAAAACGTATCAATACAAAGTGTGTCGCCAGCGTTGAAAATTATACCGTCCGGTGAATACTGGACATATACAAAAAAACTATCATCGGTAAAGTTGGTGTCACTTCGATTCTCATACGCTTTTATTTGAGTATAAAACTGTAACCAACTATACCCACTTATATCCATCGCTGGCGTATATACGGTATCTGCCCGGACATCCCCCGAATCGGCCGGAACGATACTGTCCGAGAATATCGCCCTCAAATCGTTGGCTCCTGCCGTTACCGCTAACAACAACACCAACACTAAAACTTTTTTAATCACTTACATTTCCCCCCTATTTAGCTGGACTGTTTTTATCTGTACCCGTTCGATTATATTCTTGCCCGGAAGCCTGGGCCTCCATAGCAGGATTATTCTGTCTCGACTGACCGGGTTGACCACCCTTCACTTGACTCAACATCATCTGGTTTTGCATGTCCTGTTGCGCCGCCTGTGCCTGTAATTGCATCATCATCTCGTCGGGAATAATACCTTCATCAAGTTCAAGGTCATCGAGTTCGTGCACTTCAAGCAATTTGCGCGCCCACCAACCCTGTAAAACATTCGGTATCTGCATCAAGAACGGCGTCAGTTCCTTCATGTTGCGTTGCTTAATCAGCATATTGGTTACTCTACCCGACCCCTTGAAGGCATAATTGAAGCCACCCGGTAAATCATTTGGGTTAAGTGTCATCAATCGAGCCGCTTTTTCCTCACCCACAATCTCAACTACATCATCCATAGTCGCAAACTGGTCGATGTGATGTGTTGCCTTTAGTGCTAAATCGGCCATATACGTCTGTTCACCAAGTTCAACCGATAACTCCGTGCGAACGTCACCGGCTTCTTTAAGAATAGCTATCTCACCAAGTGTTTTACTACCAGGACTTTCCTCACCATAGTTTGGTTTATGTAAACCACTCGTTACATCAATCATTCGCTCAATCGTTTCGGGAATAACGTAATGGTCACGGGGTAGGGGTTGCCCCGGCGACTCTAAAACATATTTTCTAATATCTTCTCCATCGGCCGCTTTAACACCAACGCGATTTCCCGGCGTTCTCACCAATGAATCTGGGTTAATTTTATCTTTATTATAATAAATCATCATCTGATTAAGCATCGTGTGATTATCGAAGGTCTGGTTCCACGTATCGTTGAGCATATGTTGCAGGATTTCTGCCGGTTTGGCCTCTCCCATGCCCCAAAACTGGTTTTGAGTGTGCGGGTCAAGGGTGTGATGAAAACGAGTAAGGTTAATTAACCCATGTCCACGATTCCTTTTGCCGTTTTCGTCATATTTAAACGGATTCGGAATGTCCCTGACTACCACCATGTCGTTCCATACGTCGATATACCGTTCTTCGGATTCGTAGCGCATCAAAACGCCCACGTCATCATCACTCTGGGGAGACGTAAGCCCCAGGGCAGCCAACATCCCCAAGCCCCAATGACTGGCCTTCTTGGCGGAATCTTGATTCTCGACCTCTTCAAGTGCATTTATATCCATGCCCGGATAAGCGCCAGCCTCATATAGCCGCATAAGGTCACGTTTAGAACATAGTTGCAATTTGATTACATATCGACATCCGCCCGACTCTTCAAGGTTCACCGCATAGGGGTCAACATATACTTCCCACGGCGCAAACACCGTTACCTTGAGCCGCAACCGATAAACAGTAGTGTCCTGTATCTGCATACCAATCGGAATACCATATAACATCTCGGGAACCATGATTTTCTGTTGTACCGACTCATAATACGGCAAGGTCTCAACAAACGATGTACCGTAGAGATTCTTGAGCTTTACGGCAAAGGCACTCTTGGGGAAAAACCGTGCCTTATGCAAATACTCATCAAGAATCTGCGTCTGAATATCAGAGACTTCTCGATATTCCTTGCGTTTAGCCTCAAGGGGGATATAGGGCCGCGTACCGAACAACGACTTGACTTCACGTGGAACCTTTGTCTCGATAATCGAATATATCTTAGGAATGAATATATTAGCCCGGTCGGGGTCACGGTCAACCTCGTCCAGATAACAGTTCCATAATTGGTGGTCGCTTTTATATTGGTTATTTCTGACTGATTGTTGTGTCTGTGAGAACGTCCATGCGTCCTCAACCAGTTTCAGCGGTTCACCATCGAAGTCCAACGTAGATATAACGCCGCTCATTTGTGCTCAATCCCCATAAATTTTAGCCCCTTTTTAACGTGTGCTCAATCCTTTATGCTTTGCCAAAACCCCTTATTACGGCATCTCCTTAACGCTTACTGTTGCGAAAAATATCAACCATAAAATCAACTAAGTCTTGTTGACATATTACCACGGTCGTACTTTTGGCTATTTTCCTCTTGTCACAAACATAATTAAGATACCTGATAGAATCCCTTCTTGTGTTCACCACGATTCAACATCTCCATGAATTTGTCAAAGTTGCGGCGGCTACGTTGCACCGTCGCTTGGAGTTCTTCTTCGCTTGGTATTTTACCACTTTCCTCGTATCCCATCTTCGCAAGTAAATAAACAAGCCCCTTAGTCGTTTTTACTGTCTTAGCGTCACCACTTACCACGGCATCTCCTTGTCGATGTTCGAGCAAAGGTCAAAGGGTTCGGGTCGCTCTGGAATGTATTCAAACCACTCCTTACCCGGCCCATGAAAAAATACCAAAAGCCCACCAAGTGGGAACAACGGGATGTGGGGTCTGTCGTTATAGTCTATTCGCTCTCTGCCGTCTTCGTTAACCGTCACGATACCTCCTGAGGATTGAAAAGTTCATCCTTTAATTTATTCACAACCTCGTCAAGGAACGGGTTTCCCTTGTTGATAATAAAACAACCCAATCGTTTCCGTAACACCCTTTCGATGTCCTCTTTTTTGGCCTCTTGACCAACAAAAACACAACCCATGTGCATTGTACCGAGTTCTCCCATAAACTCTCTGCCGTCCTCGTTAGTGGTCACCGGTTAAGTCGTCCGTAATGTCAGTTATAACTATCCTAAATCTCGGTGCTGTTTTTATCCAGTTTTCGTAACTCTTTACTTTTGCTTCTGGCGTACATTCGTCAAACAGCGGCATTAACCTCTTCGGTTGAAAATTAAACCAATTTTCCCAATCCTCGTTAACCATCCGTAACCTCGTCGTTCTTGCGTTCAAGTTTATGCCTAATCTCATCTAATTTGAGTCTAAATTCGCGCTCGTGCTTAGTTGTCGCTTCTGGACTGTTGTCATAATACACTACCTCAAACTTATTCCCACACTTGGAGCAACAATAACCATCCTGGGTAATACGCATTTCGTTTCTTACGCCACAAACATCACATTTCCAACTCGTGTCTTTTTCCGTCGTGATTAGCGGCAATATCACCTTAAACCCGGTGTCACTATCGGTAAGAACAGATACAACTTCGCCGCTACCATCTTCCGCAAATCCGTGCGTATGAAAATAAATACCCTGGGGCAACATCGCTTCGTTTCTGTAACCCATCTTACCCGACCCCCGTCCACTTGTTCGGATGCCAGCCCTTCGGCGTTACGATGTGCGGGCCGGTGCTGACTTCCTGTATGACTTGCGGCCCAGCCATTACGATATAACGCAAGTCATCAATCAGGTGGTCGTTGACTTTGCGCACCTTCTCACGTAACGTCTCCTCGTCGGCCTTCTGCTCTTTCTTGTAACAATACCTCTTCATCTCCCAGGGTAATCCCCCGACAACCTTGCCGTTAATCCGCTCGGTATGGTAATCACAAGACTTAAAGACCTTAATGCGACTCTTGCCGCTCATTGGTTTAGGCTTCAGGTACTCCCAGAGTTTATATATACCGGAAGCAAAGAAGTTTTCACTGTCCTTGCGTACTAACTCCATAGGTATCGGCCCCGGAAAAGCATTGAACTGGTTTACGAACGACTCGACGTTGTTAGCGTCCTTGCCGTCTGTGTTACCTGGTTCATCGAGTAACCATAGCACAAACTCATCACCAGACAAAGCCGCCCTGATATGCGCCTTCCATGCCGGCACGTCTAAGAATTTGCTACTCGTCCAGTAAATATACAACTCACCGGCAGGACTCCATGCCGCCGCCATGGCCGCCGATGGTGTCCGAGTGTGCATATCAATACAGAATACGCGTGGCCAGTGCTTAGGTATCTCAATGTCGGGGATAACGTGAATAGCGGGGCTCCACTGCGGTAAGACAAGGCCTGTCAGAGCTGCAAACTGTCCCATAACCTTAGTCTCATACAAGGCCGTCCCCTTAAACTTGGCGAGAAACTTTTCAACGCCTTCCGGGTTTAGGTGCGGATTACCCCGAACATCAAAGAACCAATGCTCAACGTTAATGCCTTCTGGCGGGTCGTTTACCTGGTCTTCCTCCCATGTAATACCCTCTTCTGGTGTCATTGAGGAGGCAAAGAAGCCGTTGCGGTCGGTCAACCGGGCACAGTTTTCGTCAAACTTGCTACGCGACCCCTTCTCGTCCTGATATACTGCGTCAAGGTTAGCACCGCCGAATGTATTAAGTTCCTCTTCAAACGACTTAAACTGGATATAAGAACCGTTTTTGTAGTGTAACTTGTGCTCTCTCTCGCTCCACGCCTTCGGCCAGTCGCCGCCGCGCAACTCGCAACGAGGCACAACCTCTTTAAACTTCTGGAGCACAACGTCAACAACGCCCTCTCGCCACTGAGGGGCGCAGTATCTGACCTTTACCGGCGGTTTACGGTGTTGTGACCGGACCGGATGAGTACCACAGCAAAACATATTACAATCCTGTACTGTAACCTCTGTCTTGCCGCTTCTATTACCGCCAAACGCCCAGCGCTCATCTGCCGTTGAGTATATAAAGCCCTTCTGGTCGTTAGCCGGAAAGCCCAGCTCGGTCGTCATCGACGGGTCGCAAGGCACAAACGTCCTGGCGCGTTCCTCGCGGTCGCGCCTGTCCATTTCTTCGAGGATTACGGCGACTTCGGCCTTATCCTGTGCGCTTAACCTCGATACGTTCCCGTAGGCGGTCTCTAAGTTCATCATCGCTAAGATTGCTAAGATTACCAGTATCTTCCCGAATACTCTTATCAATGGTTATCTGTAATCCCTTCAGCAAGTTAAGTGTCGTTGTGACATCGTTTTTCTTGAGGTTATATATCAATGAGTTGACCATAAGCGGATATAATGAATACAAAGGCATCCGATATTCGTTGATGTTGAACTCCAGAGCTATCCAGTTCTTGACCTTCTCGCGCCAACGGCGAATTGACTGCTCAGAGACACCAAGCCGCCCCGCCGTTTCTGTCATCGGAACTCCAGCCAAGCCATCAGCCCAAGCCAATATCTCGCTTTGCGTTAAGTCTTTTTGTGGTCTCGCCATAACCTTACCAATTATTACAATAATCTCATTGAGCCTGCGGCGGTTAGCCGCCTTCGCCCTCTCGCTTTTTGAACCTCTGCTTTGTATGGCAATTAACAGCCGCTAATTTGGCCTGGGGTGAACGGCTTATCGTGTCTATGTCAGCGACATTTACGGTTTTCCGCTCCCAAATCACATCAGCGACCCTTTGCACTTTGTCAAACTTTTCCATCTCTTCAATTTGCTCTCTCGTCATCAGCTCCCGTTCAAACTTTGAAACCACGTTGAACCTCTGAGCTAAAAATTATGTCCCCTACTATATACAACAAAAGACCCCCCTTTTTATGTCACAATCTGCAATTTCCCGCAAGATTGTGACACAAATCTGCATAACTCGTTGCAACATAGGTATATCCTATAACCAATAATAGTTTGATTATTTTGATAAAAAGACTTGACTTTTGTAATTTAATTGTCGATATTAGTATTACAAAGACCAACAAACCTAAAACAAGGAGTAGAAAATGAATACAAAATTAAACCCCAAACAATTAGAGGAGTTAGCCCGTGAGAATAATTGGGCTGTTTGCCTCTATGATAATAACGGGATTCTCGTGCGCAACCTTAACGCCGATGCCGAAACGGGCTGGGAACCAGTCACTGACAAGCAAATTGACACTTACGAAGGCGCGGAATGACCCGTACAAACCCCAACAAACCGCTGACCGTCAAGCTCCCGGACGGCCTCAAGGCTACGTTAGCCGAATGGGCTGACCAGGAGAACTTGACGCTATCAGCTCACGTCAGACGGCTTTTAATTAAGGCTGTCAATGATAACCAACAAAACCAGGAGGAGGAAAAATGAATAAGACTAAATTTACGCCGGGGCCGTGGAAAGTTGAAATGGTTCCAATCGGTACGAAGCTAAAGCAAAGAATCCAATGCTGGATAATACCGGCCAACCAAACTATTAAAACTATTCAACACGGCATAGTGGTTTGCGGCTTCGCCGACATACCCAGCAACCTCGCCAACGCTCGGCTGATAGCGTCGGCGCCGACACAATACCAAGAGTTAATTGATGCGGCAAGGGACATCCTTGTTGTTGTCAATATTATTAAAATAGACCTCGGATTGGAAATAATACCAGGTCTCCCTGATGGCGACGATTATCCCTACGAACAATGTAACAACCTCCTCCCAAACCTTGAAAAACGGTTGAAGTCCATCCGCGCCCTGCTCCACGAAATCGACGGGGAGAAAGGAGAGGAGGGATGAGTAATTATAAATTATCACAACTAAAACAGCCTAAACGTCGCAACCGAGAACAAATACTCAAAAAATATTCCAAAGATTCGGGGATTCCCCTTGAATATTTGATGATAGGGCGCAACCACAAAGCACTAAGAATATCAATACGTAAACCATACAAACATTATGTTAGTGGATATGTCCTGTGGGATAATATCCGGTTGGTTGAGTAAGATAGCCCCCAGTTGCGTAACCAAGGCCGAAGCCCTGGGCTGTCAATAATAACCGACAAAACCAAGAGGAGGAAAAATGAATAAGTCTAAATTTACGCCGGGGCCGTGGGAAATAACCTTAATGTCCCCAAGCCATAAAGAGGCGGCCCGACCCGTTTGTGTCCGGGCTAAATCAGCACCAATGAATCATACAATAACTTGTACCGGGCTTAACAACAACCCCGAAGTCCTCGCCAACGCTCGACTGATAGCGAAGGCGCCGGAGATATACGAGATTATCAAAGTCATAGGCGAGGTCTGCGTAATAACCTCGGAAAGCGATATTGTAACGGGGCCCGCAATCCACCACGCCATAAAGGCCCTGCTGGCCGAAATCGACGGGGACTAATTTTCCCCCCACAAGAAAAGCCCGGTTTAACCGCCGGGCTTTTTTGTACATAATTGTTTAATCTCGTAATCTTCGAGTTTGAATAAAGCCAAGAAATTCAACTTAACCCTATGCTTAAGCCGATAATACCCTCGTCTCCTATTTTCAATTTGAATCTTATTCCCGGATTCTTTTCTAAGATAATATATATATCTCCTGGCGTTTCCGTTCAGTTCAATCTCATTCGTCGGCACCCAGCCCCCCCCCACCGCCAAGCGCAGTAAACACATGAACGCAGCATGAGTTAGATAAATCGGTTCGCCGTCGAGGACAACTAAGTGCCGTCCCTCCCGTTCTGTTCCGTCAATTACCAGCATGGTGAGCCTCCGCCATCTTGGCCAGCACAAAGGCATCCGCCAGGTTGTCGTCCTCGAACTCAATTCCATATTTCTTATATACTTGCTGGATAATTATTTGCTTTTTAGCATTTCCCTTGCCAGTTATAAACTTCTTGAGTTCTGTGGGAGTGTAAGCCGTTATTTCAATGTCGGTTGTAACAAAATCGGAGGTTTTTCTGTAATATATCCCGAGCATTATCGATGCGTAAGCCATACCCATCAGGGCAGCAGAACTTATGTTGTTCCCCATCGGGCGCTCAATTCCGATTCTAATTGGAGTTCCAAAGTCTATCTGAAAACTATCCAATATTTTTTTGGAAGTCCAATATAGTCCACCTATTCGACCAAGCTCCGATTTTTCTTTGGGTGCATGTATATGCCAATTCTCGGCCTGTATCCGTCCATCCCTTGAGCGAGTTGCATAATAGCCACCTTTCTTGTCAACCCATTCGATTTTATAACAATATGGGTTTCCGCCGTTAAGCAGGACAATTCCAGTATTGGTTACTGACGGGTCAATTCCTATATACACCATTTCACGCCTCCTCTCTGCGCCTATCGTGTCCACGCCGACGATCATAATTCTTTTTGTGGGAACGACAGAAGTCGTGGATATAAACCATCTTAGGCACTCGGCCATTAATGGAATCCGGGTCATACATCATTTTACCCTCACCGCTAAACCCAACCAGCTGAACCCTTGCCATTTGTTCTTTCTTCCCCGTTTTACCGCATATTTCGCACCGCCTTAGTTGCTCTAAATCATCCAAAGGGTCAATCCTTATCGTTTTAGTCTCCTTTTTGATTATAAACACTCGGATAAGTATTATAACTATAAGGACTAACAACACATAAAACCAAAAATTACAATCCATCTCGCGCCTCCTCGGTTCGTTGGTTATTTATCAAATTCTGAATGTTCTTCATCCTCCGTGTAAAACATCATTTTAACTTTATCTCGGCAACACCGAACAACCCCGGTATCGCCATCCTTATTTTTAGCTACATTCAAAAATGCCTTCTTCTCATATTTGGGGTGTTGCTGTAATATCCGTATGAAAGCCGTTGTCCCCTCACCATACTTTTTCCGCAATACTTCATAAGGCACCCACGGGAATATTATAAGATTACCGTCCTGTTCAAGACTGCCGGAATCCCTTAACATGGTCAACTGGGGCATCTCCCAATAATCATCATCAACATTAAATTTAAGATTCTCGTACCCCCGACTTAATTGACTTATACCTATCATCACAACGTCAAGTTCTTTAGCTATTACCTTCAATACCCTTGATATTTCTGTTATTTCAAGATTTCGATTCTCAAACCGTCGATGTGGCCTTATTTGCTGAATATAGTCAACAACGATAATGTCGAGACCATACTTACGCTTCTGAGTTCTGGCTATTGAGCGAATATCCATAACCGTTATGTCTCCCTCGTCTAAGACAAAAACATTGTCCCCCCGCGCAATCTCCGCACAAACCTGACATATATTGTCTTCCTCCTCTCTTGTGAAATCCTTATTTCTTAATTTATTTTTAGGAATACCGGTTTTGTTCGTTATTTTGCGTTCAAAGATATTCATAAGGGTTTGGTCTATTGAAAAGAATAGAGATACCCGTCCCATATCTGAATTGAAAAAACAAGTATCGAGAGCAAACGAAGTCTTCCCCATTGACGGGGGAGCAGCGACATAAACAACTTCGCCCTTACTAAAACCCCCAATAAGACGATTCAAATCTGCTACCCTGGTTTCGATAAAGGGCTTCGTGTCGCCCAGGGGAGTTACTATTTTATTACCAACGTCAACAGCCATATCGGAAAGTCTAATCGGCTTCTTGGTGCCCGATTCAAACTCTAATAGTCTTGCCTCAATAATATTTTTAAGGTGTCCATACTCTGCCCCCGGCTTATTGGCCTCCCGCGAAACCTCAACCAACCCGCCCTTGACGCGATTAACCCGATAGTTGTTGTTTATGATATTACAGTAAGAACCAATTTCTCTATGTCCAAACTTGGCCAGTTCCATTATCTCAACCAGGTAAGACTTCCCACCCGCCTCAGCTAAGATGCCGCTTCGGTAGAGCTGGTCGCCAACTATTATCAAATCAACCGCAACCCCGTCGCCATAGCTCGATATATCAACCTGTGACGTTTATCCTGAAAATAATCGGGACTTTTTATGTCTGGTATTACTTCGTCAAGTGCGTCCGGTTTTGACAGGATGGTTCCAAGTAGGGCAATTTCGACTTCTCGGACTTCTTCGTTTTGAGTTAATTCCGTAACCACTAATTTTCCTTTTTGTTTTTTTTAAAAAACATTTTGTTCTCTTCTATTCTCTTCTATTCTATTCTCTTCTATTGTAGGGACGTTTTTAGTGCGCCTCCACAAAAACACTGCTTGTAACTTATTATAGTTGTTGTTGTTCGAGAATGGGGAGTAAATTTATCGGTGAAAAACCGCTGACTTTTCACTTTGTAAATCCATTTTTCAGAAATTTTGGGACTCGCAAGGAGATTTTCCGCTGACTTTTCACCGAGCGTGAACACTTTTTCAGAAATTTTGGGACTCGCGAGGAGATTTTCCGCTGACTTTTCACCGAAATAAAGAGAAAAATCGCTGGCTTTTCTCGGAAATAAATTGCTTTTATTTTGCAAATTGTGGTTCCCCCTTTTTGCTTTTATGGGCTTTCAATTCCTGAAATTGTTGATATTCTGGGATTTCAATTTTTATAAACCCTTTTTTTTCTGTTAGGATTATCTGAGAAATATCGTGGAGTTTTCGCAGATTTCTCTTCGCAGTATTCTTATCTACACCCAATTCTTGAGCTAAGTGAGAGAAATTTCGGTGAAAAATCTCTCCGCTGTCCCCATTATCCTTTGCAATTATTAGCAACTGCAGGAAAATTCCGCGAAAAATCCCAGAGTTTTCTTGCCACCATCCCTTGTTTCGAATGTCTGTCCAAACTTTCACAAATTGTGTTGCGTTTTTAGCCATAAATGGTTATTTCCCTCATTAATAGTTATTTCCTTCATTGTCTCACAGTTCGTCAAAGTATATAACTACTTTCAAAACAGCTCTTCCTGCGCTAATCGTTCTTGCGCTAACGACTCATAGCCGAGGTCTATATGGATATATTTGCGACTGAGCGCCTTTGCCCTCATAGCAACCGTCCCAGAACCGCCAAACGGGTCTAAAACGATGTCGCCGGGTTTACTGCCAGCCAAGATGCAGGGATTCACCAGGTCGGGCGGAAACGTGGCAAAATGACTTGACTTAAAGGGACAGGTCGGTATAGTCCAGACAGAGCGGCGGTTGCGCTTGCCGTGACCGAAGTGTTTAGAAAATCTATCAACTCCGTCATCAACGCCGGGGTTAGCCCTATCACCAGAACGTGATGATGGTTTATATTTATATCGTTCTCTTGTATATTCTGTATCTGCCCCCGGCTCCTTTATCGCCTCCGCGTCATAGTAATACTTTTGGTTTTTGGATAGCAGGAACATATACTCATGCGCTTTCGTGCATCGGTCGGTAACGGATTCTGGCATCGGGTTGGGTTTGTGCCAGATTATATCCTGTCGCAGATACCAGCCGTCAGCCTGGAGCGCAAAGGCGACCCGCCAGGGTATGCCAACGAGGTCTTTGGGCTTGAGGCCGTGCTTATATCCGGGGTCTTTGAATAACGACCTGTCTTGGGCAGGAGCGTTTGGATATTTGTTCCCGTTTTTTGCCCAGCCCCCACCTGAGCCATATTGTGATTGCGCATAAGAATCTCCAAGATTCAAAAACATGACGCCGTCTGGTCTGAGTATCCGCTTGACCTCGGCGAAGACCTCAACCATGCGACAGACATAACATTCACCACACCCCTTTTCACGAAGCCCACAATCCGGCGTGGACTCAAGGCCGAGCTGGTCGTCAATGCGGAGTGCGCCGCACTTATAACAATATTTCCCCGAAAATCTTCCGGCGTGTTCCCTTTGTCCTGCCGTTGGTTTATCGGTCTTTCCTGCATCGTCGGGTGGTTTATGGTCACAATCCTTATCGCCGCCTTCCCACTTAGCCGTCCCATAATCTCTCAGTCCCCAGTAAAGTTAAGGCGGTGATGTAACCACACACTGCACAAAACAATCAGGCATAGTTTTGAGCACCGTGAGGGCATCACCGCAAATAACCTTATTTATAAATTGTTCTTGATTTTTAATCATTTATCACATCTGGGTATTTCACGTGTTTGACCCTGGTGTGCGTTATTTGTCTTGACATTTACAGGGGTTGTGCTATTTTGCAAGTGACCTCCTTGTCACCTTATGATAAGGTTGGTTTACGTTGGTTAGGGTCGGGGGTGGTTCCCCGGCCCGCTATTTATAATTAGCAACCGTATAAATTATTTCGGTGCGGTCTTTTTTTATAAGACCTCTTCTCAATAAGGACTCCAACACATTTTTTCTTACGTAGTCAAGTGTGACTTTTGAGCTGTGCTTCCGGTTGAAGTAATATATAATATTGACGTAACTTAATTTACCGTTGTGATAAATTGCCTCTATGTGTTGAAGGTCGCCATTCTTTATTATTTCAATTATTTCACTTTTTTTCAAACACCTTGCCATTACTTGCTCCTTTCGTGTTCTGCAATCGCCTTGTCGATGATGGCGGCGATGTCGGCGATAAATTTATTCTTTAACTCCTCGTTATTTTTATCTAATTCAACTTCCCTTTTTAGTGTTAGGGGGATATTTTCAATGGCTTCATTTATCATTTTTTGAATGCTTGCACCATATTTATCTGCTATTTTTTCTACAATTCCCGCCCATTTCACCGCTACCTCACTCGGTATCTTTGTTTCGCTCATGTGATACCTCCTCCCTTGTGGATAATATTATAAAGAATCCCGGTTGATATTCGTGTTCACACAGGATTGTCCCCTCCCCGTCTCTGCGGTTCCATATATAGATTGCGTCTGCGGGGTCTTCGTACCAGCCAGTACGCATCCAACACTCGGTGCATTTAACTTCCCCGCCGAGTCCGCTTTCACCAACCATTAGCTCGGCCTTATTGTTGCAATGTCCGCACGGTTTCAGTTTATTCGCCATCTGTTTCCTCCTCAATACCAGCGCCCGATGCGCCGGGTTTCTTTAAGGGTGTAAGTATATTTGGACGATTCGTTATTGCACGATGGGTCAGTTTTGACTGAAACTTCCGTGACGTGGCCGATGATTGCGATGATGTCACCGGGCTTTAATGTACCCAATTTATGATTGTTGCCACAACTTTGTATGTTTTCCACGGGGTTCCACGATACGATAAGTTCACCTTTTCCCTTAACCCACATATCCCAATTTTTTCTCGCTATTTCGTTTGCCCATTTGAGTTGTCTTTGAAGCCCTTCAATAAACTTATCTGGGTTTTTGTACTTACTATCAACTTTCATTTGTTTTCCTCCTTGAGTTCTTGAATTTTACCTCGGAGTTCTCCTACTTCATTTTCAAGTCCTTCTTTGATGTTTGTTAATTTGTTGTTTTCGTCAACCAAGACATCATATTCTCTTTTCATGGTGTCCAAGTCAATTTCTATGTCTGTTAACTTTTCCGTGACATTTAAGAATAATTCCTCAAATACTATCATCATGCTCCTCCTTGAAGATTCCCAAAAACCTCGCTTGGGTATAAAGACCTCGATTATATCTCGAATCTTTCATATATTTGTCATGTATCCAATCGTCCCCATCTTCTTGATATGGTTCGTATGGTAAATTCAACTTTTGTTTTGTCTGGTAAATTGTTGGCCATATTGTTTTTTTACATATTGGACATTGGTGTGACTAACTTCTATTAAAATGACCGCCCTGACTATCCTAAGGGAAGTCGCCCTTGGCGACTTGTCATCAGGGCGGGACCTTTTATTAGTTATTTGTCATTAGTATCATACCTCATCGCCATCGGGCACCTCCTCCCTTGTGGATAATATTATAAAGAATCCCGGTTGATATTCGTGTTCACACAGGATTGTCCCCTCCCCGTCTCTGCGGTTCCAGGCGGTTGTGGCTTCTTCTAATAAAACAAAATATTTCGTTATTATGCCACAACTACATACAATTCTGTAATTTAATCCGCCCCACACAAAACTATCAATCGTCGCTTCTCCCCCACAACACGGGCACGGTTTCAGTTCATTCGCCATCTGTTTCCTCCTCAATACCAACGCCCGATGCGCCGGGTTTCTTTTCGTATATAGGTTATTTCAGAAGATTCGTTTTTACAAGACGGGTCAGTCTTAGCTGAGACTTCCGTGACGTGACCGATGATTGCAACGATGTCACCGGGTCTTAATATACCTAACTCGTGACTGTTATCACAACTTTGTGTGTTTTCAACAGGGTTCCACGATATGATAAGTTCACCTCGAACTTTCTTGGTTTCACCCTTCCAGTAATTCACACTATTATCTTCCCATTTAATTTTATTTCTTAATTGCTGAATGAGCTTATCCGGGTTTTTGTACTTACTTTCAACTTTCATTTGTTTTCCTCCTTGAGTTTCCGTATTTCATCGTTTGTCATGGGGTCTCCTTTCCGGGTATTGTCGTACCCGTAAATGTTTAATCGCCATAATATTCAAGCAAATCTTCAATCCACATCAGGAGAGCCAAACCAACCGTGAGTTGTTCTTCCCACTTGGTTATGAAGCAATAATCATTCTCACTGGTCTCGGTGTATATTTTATCAAGAGTCCGTCCGTGTTCCACCAAGACAGAGACACCAACCGTCCAATAGTTTTGTAATGCGTATAGCGTTGCTATTTTAGTCTTCGCCATCTTTCACCTCCTTGAGGTTGGCGAGGAATTGCTTTACCGTTTTATGTTTAATACCAAGTTCATCGTGAATGTTGTCCCAATTTTCAGGTTTTTCATCGTGCCAGGGTTCTGAGCCGTTCATAATATCGTCGTTAATCTTAGTTATAAATACAAACAACAATGTTATTAACTCTACCGCCTCATCTCTTTGTCGCTTCAACTCGGCGTTCTCGGCCTTTATGTGTTCATACATGGATTCGCTTATTGACAATATTTCTGTTTTATTCTTAACGGCTTGTTTCAACATCTCATTTTCTTTCAGATAATCATTTTCCGTCTGCCTGAATATCTCTTCAATAAAAGCATTGCAATCTCTATTTCGTTCATCACGACCTCGCTTTCTGGCACCGCTTGCAGAGATTGTCTATGGGCTTTGTTTTGCGGGTTTTGTACACTTCGTATTCCCATATTTCAAGCCCACATTTACACTTGTAGGAAGGAAACCCCACACCGAAGTCCCAGTAATCGACCTCGTGCCAAATACTTCGGAGCGTCCTAATCCATTGACGTTTCTCTTTAGTCTTCAAAGGCATCCTCGCCTTCTTTCGGTATTTCATTATCCATGAAGTCGAGGATGTCACGAAGACAGGAGTTGTTGAATACGCCGCCCTCTTCAAGCTGAACAACATACTGTTTCCATTCCTCGTAAAAGAATATACCTCCAAGATAATCCTGTGATTTATTGTTAATAATGTCATAAATCGGCCATCCGACATAACCGACTCCAGGCTGACCACGCACTTCTTTAATCGTAATCCACTTATACTTTTTCATTCATTCCTCCTTGTCTCCGAGACGGGTATCACTCTTTCTCTTGTTGGGTCGAATACTCGGACTTCCAGCATCGGGAACCCAATCACCATTTTAATAATATTGTCGTCATGGTCTTTGTCCCACAGCGGTAAGCCGACAAATCGGCCAAATATTCTAATATTTTTCATCCTTCACTCCTTGCCGCTCTGCGGCTGGGCGGCTAAGAAACTCTTCGTATTCGTTATGTCTACCACGAGCATACCGTAGGCGGCCTCGACCACAATTTCGCCCAGGGATTTCTGCCGCACCGGGACAAAGCCATCGCCCTTACAAAGCGTACAGAGTCGCCCGTTGAGTAAGTGTCTGCCCTGACATAGCGGGCACGGCTCGTTGCGGTAATATGGCTTATTCATGGGGTGGTTCCTCAAGGTTATGAACGATGACGGGAAAAACTATCCCCGCGACAATAGCTAATATTTGAAATAGAATAGCCACCTCTGCGCCTCCTTGCTTAATTCCAAGAACGTCGGTATTAAAAATCCACAGGAATTTTATTATCAACATTATCAAAGTGGCGGCAAAACCAAAAGCCACTCCGTATAACAACATCCCTAAAAATCGTTTATAATCCATCACTCCCCCTCTCCGGGTTGGGTTGGGGTAGTTGTATATTCAATATCAACTTCTCTTTGTATTGATAAGAATGTTTCCATAACTACTTCCTTGTTAAATCATTTTCCTTACTGCCCAGTCAACAGCCGGGCCGATTGCGTACCACGTCGCCAGTAGAGTACCGGCGATTATCACAACTGCGCCAACGAGAAGCACGGCCAGTTCACCCATCATGCGCCAATACTGCCGCCACGACCTAAACATTCCGGGGGTCATGGGGTTAATTCCAAGTTCTGTGTTTTTCTGAGACCCATTCGTTTCCGTCATGTTCTTCAACCTCCCACTCTATGTCATCGGGTATTTCGACGATTTTAAGTTTCGCCAATTTTCCGCTTGCCTTTTCTCCCATTTCCTTAATTATTTCTATTAAAACTGGGTCGTCTCTTTCTATGTCTCTATCTGAAAAATATCCTTCTTCATCGCAGGTGTCGCCGCTTAATGGTTTTTTTGAATAGTGAATAAGAAAGACTTTTCTGTTGCTATGGGGATTATATGGTTTGAATTTTTCGAGATTAAGGTTGCTATTTTTGTCCCCTTTGTCAACGAAGGCGTAAATGGTTATACCTTTTTTCTTGGCGTATTCCATAACGGCGTCATAAGATAATGAGAACCCACCAAAACAAACATTTATTACAACTTCTTTCATCTTCTTCCTCCTTTATTTGGGGCGGGGGCGGGACGGGTAGAACCGCGCCACCTCCTGCAACCAACTCATTCCAGTTGGGCATCTACCCGGCACGACTGACCCTGCAGAGCCAAGCCGTTAGCAATAACCGTTTTCATTCCGCCACCCCGCCTCATTGTTACTCCGCGACCCTTCTTGTTTTAACGAAATCTTTTTCACAACTGAAACAGGTTTCAACCGTACTTATAAGTTGTTCCTGTAAAAGTTTGTATTTGTTATCTCCTTCGTCTGTAATTTCACCAAACGTCAAAAGATTGGGTCGTTCAGTGTTATCAACTAAGTTTGGATAACCGCAAAGCGGGCACTTAGCAATACATAATACTTCACTAATATTATTCTCCTCATCTTGTTAATTTCCATATTATTATATGTCCGCCGAAATACAGCACGGCCACGAGTAACCACGGCCAAAAGGCGCGGTCAATAAAGTCGTCAAGTTTCTTTAACATGGCGCATCTTCTTGTGTGTAGTCAGTTTCGACGGGTTCGGGTTTGTCGCCGTTGGGCGGCTCTTCTTCTTCGACAACTTCGGCAGTACGTCCGAATACGCTCTTGAGACTGCCTCGGAATTGTTTCATCTTTTTAAAGATGTCAATGTGTTCACCGCCCAGGTCGTTAACGATTTCAAAGACGGGGACAAAGTATTCACCTTTGTCATTTCGGAACTCCGTCTTTACTTTGACGACTATGGCGTGTACCGGATAACTGCTACGGCGAATCATTTCCTTGAAACTGCCATACGGCTTTAATGCTGAGGGGCCAAACCGGAGAAGATAACAGGCTTTCAGGGCGTGGTCAAAAACGAGGATATTTATTAGTTGCTGACATTTGGGTCTTTCTCCGTTGTCCCGGAATTGAGAAAGCGGACACTTGGCGCAGTCACCACCTGGCGTTCCGTTCCCCGTTATACCGTCGTTAGAACGACACTCCGGCTTGTCACTGGTGAGCTTTTCAAACAATACCCGGCCAGTGCGGTCAAGCAAGAAGGTTAAGGTGAGACCGCTACCGTCAACGTCGGCAATTTGTTGACCCATTTCTGCGCTTACGGAATCAAACATTTTGAATCCGCCAGAGGGAAAAATGATTTTTTTATTCCCCTCTTCGTCAATTATAACGAAGTCTTTCTGCCGGATACTGACAATCGGGATAAATCCGGTTGCCGTTTCAAACCCCTTACTGTCGTCTGCGTCGAGTTCTTTTTGCAGTTCGGGGTCGATTTTCGGTAACGAGTTTGCCGTCTCTAAAATAGCAAACGTATTTTTCGGTACGATAAGTTCTTTACTCATTTTTCTATCTCCTTTAAGATTCCTTTTAATCTTTCGATGTATTCGAGTTTGCCGGCCGTCGTGTTTTCGTAACACAACCCGGCTATGAGATTGGCCGCCGCAATGGTTACGTTAAAAAGATTGTTGGCATAGGACATTTGGTTGCGGGTTATACCGATATGATTTTCCACTTCGGCTTTGTGCTGTTTGAGTTTGAGTAGGTCGTTCTTTGCGGCAGCGTAGTCTTCGCTTGTGCTGAGAATGACCGCCTGGGCAGCTTTGCGTTGATTGTCGTTAGTATATTTGGGTTTGCCGTTATCGCCGGGTTTATTAAGGATTTCAAACATAGCCTCACGCTCAACGTCGGCAATCTTCTGGTCAGCTTCTTTGAGTTGCGACGGCAACCCCGCCGCTTCAAATTCAGCGTCGGTCAGCGTATCGCTGGCGTCCTTGACGCGCTCCGGCATTTTTCTAAGTTCGCGTAATAATGATGTTACGCCGTCATCATCTATTATCATTTGTCGTATCGTCTGTGACATTTTGCACCTCCGGTATATGGTTCATTCCTTTCGGCGGTTGCCCCGCCGCATAGGCCTCAATATCGCCGTCGAAGTCCTGGCGGATACAATCAAGTTGCATCTCGGCGGCCTGGGCGGCATAATCCTGGTCTTCTGACTTACCCATTGGTGGCCCCGCTTTCCAGTGCCCTGATTTCGTCCAAGAGGCCAGCACTGCGAACCTCGGTAATCTCTAATTGTTTCCGCAAGTAATCGGCCGCTTTTTCTGCGTGTCCTCGCTTTAGCTTGAGTCTTTGCAACTCCTTCTGTTTTTGTTCAACTGTTTGTTCCATAGCTACACTCCTTTGGTTTATTGGTTAGGGTCGTTTATCGCTTTTTCAGCTATTTTAATTAAATCTATGTTCTTGGCACCATCGGCGGCCATGGCGGCGGCATAGGCGGCCGCGGTGCCCTGGGCGGCGGCGGCGGCATAGGCGG